TCGGGGCCTTCCTAAGATTCACAGGGTTATTAAAATGAACAGCCAATATACCTTCACCATCACCACAGAAGAACGCGACGAAATCAAAATGTACGCCACAGCCATAGAAGCTCACTGCGCCATAGAAGAAGCGCGAAACGAGATCAGAACTCGACTAAAACATGGGGATAACGTATCAGATGAAGAAGAACGTACACTCGAAAGAATACGAGAACTCCTACACATAGGTGACTGATGAGCTACTATCCACCTGAAGAAGAAAGAATTCAACTATTCATAGCTATCTTCTCAATAGTCGCACTAGCAGGCGCCCTAGCCGTCGCCTTCCTCACATGAAGCCATTCGCTACCCATAAATTCGGCGCCCACAGATGCGAAATAGACGGAAAGAAGTTCCCTTCGAAGCTCGAGAAGAACACCTACTTAATGCTCGAAAAGCTCAAAGCCTCAGGACACGTCCTCTTCTTCTTACGTCAAGTTCCAATAGAAATTACAACAGGCGTTCACCGCGTGGACTTCCTTGTATTCCTCACAAACGGAGAGGCAATCTTCCTAGAATCTAAAGGGAGAGACCTAGAAGCAGGACGCATGCGTAGAAAAATGGCAGAAGAATCCACAGGGTGCCAAATCCATGTGGTCACTGATCCTAAAGAGATCTACCAGCTATTAAGCATTACTTAATAGTTTGCCTAACTCCGTCTCTTTAATGCTAAATACTTTTGCTCAGTAGTAGAACCATCCCAAGAATTTCCCTCCCTGAAATGTAAATGATCAAAATAATACAATTCAGAATCGTGGATATGCCAAGAAAAAAGACCTTCCCGAAATTGGATAAATACAATATTTCTCCAATCTAAATCCCAACCCCTATCCTCTTCTGGATGCAACTCTTTCCAAGATGGAAAGAGTTTAGAAAGATAGGAAACAAGCTGGTTGCGTTCCCAATAAGCTTGATCCTTTTCGCTCTTAAAGCATTTCATCATTTATTTTTACCTGAAAATATTCCGATTCTCATTCACTAACTTAGAAGATTCACAATCAATAAAACTAGCTAAATGACGATGATTATCTCTCAAGTAATTAGATCTTTTCCAAAACTCATACTCTCTTGTATACAAAGGTAAGTTAACTACTTCATTTACAAACGTTCTTAACTTCTTGATTAAATCCTGTTCCATAAATCTCCTATCGGGCCTTGTTGTTAATCTAATCTCCAAGAGTCACACACTCTGCAGCGCGTAGCCTACGTCATAGCTCGTCTTGATGAATCTAATATACCAAGGTTAGTAGATTTACGTCAATAACTTTCAAACGTACGATAAAATCGTACAACTAATGCCTCGTAGATCCTATTAAAGAAAGATACCCATGATCATAAAGACATTAAGTCGCATATTTATTCAACTTTAGTGTATTTATATTCATATGAAAGGCGTACCACTAAACTCATATTTAGATAGAGAGACAGTCGAAGAGTGCATATTTAAGCACTTTGGAAAGACTTCTTTTATCGCAAAAGACCTAGATGTAACTCCTAGGGCAATGCAAAGATATTTCGAAGAGCACGATCTTTGGCCATTAGTTGAAAAAGCTCAAGATCTTGAAGAAGATGAAATCGACGATCTCAGCATTACAGCAGTGCAAAAGCTGGTACAAAAGCTAAACGATGAGCCATCAATTGCACTTAATGCCGCTTTTAAGGCACTTACTAGGTCCGGAAGTAAGAGAAAAAAATGGGCTCTAAAAGCTACCGGTAACTCAGAAACAGCACAATTTGACCAACAAGAAAAATCAGTAAAACAAAAGCTACCCGAAGACAAATATGAATCAGAGCCCCAAGCAACTTAAGTCAATCGCAGAAAGCACAGCGAGGCTTAATATTTGGCAAGGCGCCGTGCGATCGGGGAAAACTTACTCTTCTATCTTCCGCTTCCTACAAGCTATAAGACACGGCATACCCGGCGATGCGATGATCGTCGGAGTCTCTAGAGAGTCTATACAACGAAATATAGTTTCAGAGTTATGTAAGTTTGTGGGTTGTCCTGAACCCTCATCAAAAAATAATGAAACGAAAATGTTTGGACGTAAGATACACTTTGTCGGAGCCTCAGACGAAAGAGCCGTTTCAAAAATTCAGGGATCCACGCTGGCTTATTCTTACGTCGATGAAGCCACCCGTATCCCTGCTCCCTTTTTCAAAATGCTACTTTCTAGACTATCTATAACAGGCGCTCAGCTCTTCGCAACTTGCAACCCGGAAGCTCCAAGACATTGGCTTAAGAAAGACTTTTTAGATAGAGAATCAGATCTTAACTTAAGAACTTGGCGCTTTACACTAGATGATAACCCCTCACTCTCTGAAGAGTACAAAGAAAACCTTAAAGCCGAGTATCAAGGACACCCTGCATGGTACCAAAGGTATATAAAAGGCGAGTGGGCAGTAGCTCAAGGTCTCGTCTATGATTCATTCGATCAAGATAATATCTACGATCAAGAAAGTTATTCTAATCCCACATTTTACGCCGTTGGACTCGACTACGGAATAACAAACCCCACTGCCGCCGTTCTGGGAGCCATCAACCCACGTCAGTGGCCTCAAATACGAATTATAGACACATACTATTTTGACGCCTCTCAATCTTCTAGAAGTAAAACCAATTCTGAGCTAGCCGAAGATATTAAAAAATGGCTAGAAGCGTACCCTGTTAAAACTATCTACGTTGACCCTTCGGCCGCTTCTTTTAAATTAGAACTACAGCGCTTAAAGCTACCCGTAAAAGATGCGGTCAATGACGTCCTAAACGGTATTCAAATCGTGGGAAAGTTCATTGGAGGCAAAAATCTACTGATTAAAAAATCCTGCAAAAAGTTAATAGAAGAACTCTATTCGTACTCCTGGGATCCTAAAGCCGCCGATAGAGGAGAAGATAGACCCATAAAATCTAACGATCATCTTTCGGATTCTCTCCGATATCTTATTTCAGCTTTCCCCAAAGGTACTTTCGGAGAGATAGACAAAGATCTCTCAATAGCGGCTATTAGACAGCGGGCTTATAATGAAAATTTAAACGATATGGGATTTAATAGCGAAATGGGTTATTTTTAAAAAAAAAAAGAATGTCATGGCAGCATTGAATAACGATTCTCTCGACGACCGATCTATCAAAAATAGGATGGACGAAACCTATTCACAAGGCTACACCATCAACGCTTCTCTATGGAGAGAGGGAACAATAGATAAGCGCTTTAAAGTCGGGGATCAAAATCTATTATCCCTTATGTACGGAGACGGATCTTTTTATAATCGTAGAAGATTTTATTTCAATCTCATCAGACGCCATATCAACATGGTGGCCGGATATCAGAGACAGCATAGAAAAACCTCCTCTCTAATACCCACGGGCAAAGAAGATCAAGAAATTGCTGATGCCTACACTAAGCTTAGCGTCTTTTCAGAGCGAAAAGAGGGATTCCATGAATATTTCTCCCAAGCCTTTGAAAACTCCCTAGACGTCGGATTCTCACTTCTTCACCTTTATTCCGACTATTCCAACGATCCGGTATCAGGGGACCTTAAAACTGATTTTGTCCCCTACAATAGCGTGCTTATCGATCCGTTCTTTCGAAAGCAAGATCTTTCAGACTGCAATTATCTATGGCGTAGAAAATGGATATCAAAGCAAATAGCTAAGCAGTTACTCCCCGGCAATGCCTCAGAAATAGAAAAGATGCGTCCTGATGGGACCAAGGATGGTAAATTTCCCATACAAGCAGAAAGTATTAACAACAATCAAAACTTATTCACCTACGACGAGTATTATTATCTGGACACCCGACCCGTAGACATTATAGTAGATACAATTTCCGGAGAAACGTCGGAATGGGAAGAAAATCCCGATGACACCGAAGACGAGATGGAACAGACTTTGGCAGCTATGCCGTGGCTTTCCTTAAAAAAGAGTCAAAAACCCACAGTAAAGCTCGCAATTTTTCTTGGGGGACGACTTATGTACGAAGGTCCCAATCTTCTTTCCGTGGACCGTTACCCGTTCGTTCCCATCCTTTGCTATCACGACCCGGATATCACAAACTATTCCTGGAGAATACAGGGGATGGTTCGTAACTTGCGCGATGCGCAATTCTTATACAACAGACGAAAAATCATCGAACTTGACATCCTCGAAAGTCAAATAAATTCCGGGTACAAATATAAGGTCGGATCGGTTACCGACGAAGCCGCATTTCGACAGAACGGACAAGGTTTTCTTATCCCCATTAATGATACTCACGAGATGTCAGACGTAGAGCGTATCGATCCTCCCGGTATTCCTCAATCTATGATCGAGCTATCTCGCTCATTAGCCGATGACATAACAAAGATTAGCGGTGTTAACGAGGAACTGCTAGGTTCGGCAGAAGACGACAAGGCAGGGATCTTAGCGGTATTGCGTCAAGGAGCCGGACTTACAACGCTACAGACTATCTTCGATAAAGCCGACTTCTCACAAAAAATATACACGTCTCTACGCATTGAAGCCATTCGCAAGAACTGGAGTAACGGAAAGATTAAGCATATCATAGGCCGGCCCGTAGACAGGAAACTAAGGCTCGCTAACACACAAAAGTTTGACGTAGCAATAGAACAAGGGGCCTTCTCCACAACACAACAACAGATGGAATTAAAACAGCTACTTCACTTTAGAGAGCTTGGGATTGCTATCCCCGATGAAGCGATCATAAGGTCCGCTACTATACAAAACAAAAACGAGCTCTTACAAGCATTGCAGCAACAAGCCGAGGCGCAAGCCCAACAGCAACAAGCGCAAGCGCAATCCCAAGCCCAACAAGATCAAATAAAACAAATCGTAGACACAGCAAAAGCGCAGGCCGATATAGCACTAGCAAAAGAAAGAGAAGCCTCGGCACAAGGTAAGATAATTCAGTTAGCAGAGATACAATCGCAAACCGAAGAGAACCGGACTAAATCGCAATTAAACCTCGTAGAGCAGCTCATTAAGCTCGAAGATATGCAGATAAGCCAAATAAGAAATTCTTTAGAAATTGTAGATGTGTTAAAAAGTAAACAATCAAACATTATTCCATTGGAGGAAATCAATGCCTAGCAACGCAAAAAAAGAAATGGCCCGTGAAAAGTCGGGTTACGTCGGAACAGTAAAAGAATCCTACGAAGTGAAGCAAGAAATGATCAAAAGCGGTGGTCGTCCTTATAACGAAGGTCAAAGTCCGGTCGCTGCTATAAAAAAATCCACCGACGCACTAGCGCAGGTAATACGTTGAATCTAGGACAAAAAGCGCATAAGGCGCGTAGCGATACAAATAGCTATTGCGCCTTTGAGCTTGGGGCTGAGATGTCGAAAGACATTCTAGACGAAGTTCAAACCTGCATTCAAAAACATCATGATTACTTCGATTCAGACGAATTTTGCGTAGTCATGCTGATGGCAGGGGACCCCCTCTTAAAAAATATGATAAGACGCAAGTTCTATGCTTGGCCCTTCTTACCAAAGCCACGAACAAGCCAAACGGTGTGGCTATACAATAAGAAGTCAGGGAACATAAAGATGCTATGGTGCCTCCCCTCAGCCGATACGGTAGCTACACTATCTATTTTGGTTGCAGTAGATCCATCTTATAAGCGTATGCAAAGGTGGTCCAGCTGGTTTTATACCACACGATTCTGGAAAAATATACGCTCAGAGCATGACATTAAGATGCTTTCGGAAGAAGAGCATCTAGAGGTCATAAGAAAAAAAGGATCTAAGTTTTGCGGAGAGGATTGTAGCCCTATTCCGACCAATCCCGTTGATTCCCTCAAGTTTCAGGCCCAAGAGGTCTGAAACCCTGGTATAACCTTCTCTTTTTAAAATACTAATCGTTGTTTTATCTATGCATAAGGTCTCTAGAGGGACATCACCAATTTCAGTATTGAGTATAACGCGGTATCTTGTAAGATCATCCCTTAGAGAAGATAGCGACAAAGGTTTCAATTCATCCATAGGAGCATTATGACAGAAAATACACAAACAGAAGAAGTAAAAAAAGAAACTCAAGAAATACCACCGACTTCTATTCCACAAGAGAGCGAAGCCGATCGTAATTGGAGGGTAGTCAGAGAGAAGATGGAAGCATCTGAAAAAGCACGGAAAGAAAGCGAAGATAGAGAGCGCAAGAAAGATGAGCAAATTTCTCTTATGCAAGAAGCACTATCACGGGCCTCTCAATCTTCTAATAAGCCCACAACTCAACAAGAGATAGACCTTAAGTCAGATGATATCCCCACAGGGGAAGAGATAAAGAAATACCTCAGTAGCTATCTTCCCAATGCTTTTTCAGGATACTTACAACAACATCAAGAAGCAGAAAGAAAAAGAGCGCAAGAGGAAGAAGCAAAGAAACTACCCGATCGACTCAGAGCCCAACACGGAGACTTTGAATCCGTGCTTACAAAAGAGAACCTAGCATACTTAGATCATCATCATCCTGAAATAAGCTCACCCTTCGCTCATATGCCGGAATCTGTAGAAAAATGGAGTAACATTTATAAAGTCGTTAAGAAACTCGTACCCGATAGCCGAAAAGATGCCGCAAGAGTTGATCAAAACTTAAATCGTCCTCAGTCCTCTAGCACAGCAGGATCTTCTTATTCAAGTGAAACAGGAAGTACCACAAGGCTATCTAAAGAACAAAAAGAAGCGAACTACAAGAGGCTTGTTGAACTGTCTAGGGGGGGGTAGTAATGATCATTCATGATTCCTCGTTTTTTGTTTCGACAATCCAATGTTCAAAAATGGTAGGTTTTTTGGTAACTTTTTGTAAAAGACATCTTAAATGATTTCATATAAATTAAAGAAATGATATTACTAAGTTAGCCGTACAGGGATTCGCTAACCCTAACTAGCTGTAAATTAGGCGTCGCTAGCCTTGGTTAAGTAGTTTAATTAACCTAAAGGTATACAAATGGCCACAGGGACCACAACCCCAGGTAATTTCCAAAGTGAATTACCGTTGCAGGCAGTTGAAGAAATGTTGTCAACTCCTGTCTTTAATTTGATACATTCATTTGCTGCAGATCTTCATTTTGCACAAGCTCACATGAGCGATACTACAAGACTAAGTCGCATGGAGCGCCTTAGCCTTGACGGCGGTCGTCTGGATGGTTCGGGTATTGATCCCGTTCCTGAGATTCCCGTTAGAACGGACATCGATGCCAAAACCGAAATTTACGGTAAGGCTATCGTAGTTAATGAGCAGGTTGACCTGTTCAACAGCCCAGGAGTACAAGCTAAATATAAGCTTCTACTCGGACAGTGGTTATTTGAAAAGGAGGACATCCTGATGAGGGACCTTCTTTCAACAAACGTGGTTTTCCAGACCGCCACAGGGGGCGCATCTTCGGATAATCCAACAGAAATAACACGTAAAGACATCAACAACATTGAGCAGATTCTGCTTAACGGTGATGCTAAGACTGTTATGGAAACCATCGAAGGAGAAAACAAATTTGGTACATCCCCTGTACGCGATGCGTTCGTTGCTATGGCTAACACAGCCATCACACCGGACATCCAAAACGTTACAGGCGTTGTTTTAAAAGCTAACTATTCTGATCAGAAAGGATTGCGCCCGGAGGAATATTGCACGATCGGTCGATTCCGATTCTTTGTATCTTCTAAAGGTGCCAAAGTAGATAACGCATCCTTGCTTGGTGCTACAATCTATCGCATCCCTATGGTGGGTATGGAAGCATATTCCAAGATTGAGCAAAACGGTTACAGCGCAAGAGTAGGGATTATCCCTAATTACGCGATGTCCACCGTCGCTCAAAACTATGGCATGTATGCTAAGTTCGCCATCGCGCGCGCTATCACAAACCAAAACTGGGCCTCCGGGCTAGAAGTAACCAAGCGCCTGTAGGAGGACTTATGAGCATTTTAACTATGTTGGAGCAAGATACATTCACTTCTGACGGCACAAGCCGGCGCATTAATCTGCCTGGCGGCGCTGACTATTTTGTGGTGTTGAACCAAACAGAATGGGCTGCCGCTAACAACCGTCAGTTTAAGTATGAATGGTTTCCAAATCTTGCGTCTGCAGAGGCTTTCGTATGGAATAAAACCGGAGGGGGTAACGGGGTCCAGTCGGATCTTATTACCAGCGGTGGTTTTACCTATCGTGAAAGATTCCCCACTCCGGAGGCTGCTAAAACAGGTACTACTATATCTCTTGCCGACCCTGCTGTGGCTACGTCCACATCGCATGGATACGCTGTAGGAGATAAAGTACGTATCTATAACAACACAGTCATGAAGCAGA